AAAAAAAACCACGGGAGTTCTCTTCCGTGGTTTTTTTTTATAAGGGTAACTATTTATAGTAAATTAACGTTTCATGACTAGAAGAAAAATTATATTAACGGAAGCCCAATTTAACACTGCACTTGATAATTTAGTATCTGAACAAGAAAATAAAATATACACGGATTTTGACAGCGCTTGGGATTATAAGTTTGTCAATAACATGTGGTATGGAACTCGAAAGGGTAAAAATAAATGGGTTTCATTAGCGAAATACCCCACTGCAATTAAAAAATTAAATACTAGATATAACCCAAACCCTGTAAAACAGGCTGTTAAAAAAACAATAAATAAGGTTCAAAATGTTAAGAAAACGGCTCAAAATAGGGTAAATAAAGCTCAAGCAAACCGAGGTGATTTTGGTGATAAATTAAGGGCAAAAGGGACTGAATTTGGTAACAAATTAAGGGCAACAGGTAAATCAATTGGTAATAAAGTAGACACCTTTGGTAATAAAATAAAAGATTTTGACGACAAACTAAGTGACAAACTAAGAAAAGGCGCCGCTATGTTCTCATCATTATTTGATGGGGTACCGGAAGATTCTCCAGAAGTAACATCGACAACTCACTTAGTTTTTGATGGAAATTTCATGTCCATGTCTAATGGAAACTCACCGTTAAAACGTTGGGGAGCAATTGCAGGTATAACACCATGGAATACGGGAAGAAATGTCAATAAAAACACCACAGAATTTCAAACCCACAAAGGGGAAGGACCGTTACCTGAAGGGAATTACGTAATCGGGAAAATTCAAACAAGAGATCAAAAAGTAGATAATGATATTATTAGTCGAATTAAGCGAGCAATTCACACGTCTGGAAATAATTCAGATGGCGAGGATTTATCCACTGATTGGCAAAAGGGAACTACACAGAGTCAAATGGCTTGGGGTAATCATCGAATCGCAATACAACCATCGAAAGGGACTAACACATTTGGTAGAGGTGGTTTTTACGTACACGGTGGAGCTGTTCGAGGTTCTCACGGATGTATCGACTTAACCACCAATATGGGTGATTTTACTAAACATTACGCGGCTTGGCAAGGAAAACATGGTAAAACAAGTATCCCCCTTGTCGTTAAATACCCGGAAAATGTTAATAAAAGTGCTTGGGGTAGAGTTATGTCGGCAGCTTCTCATATAGCTGGCTATGGTCGACAAACATAAACCCACCATTTTTAATTAAAGGGATAATCTCTTTTAATGTGGACTCAAAGGTGGAATAACAACCCAATGTGTATAGATAAGAACCACAAGGGTGTATTACAATTGCACGTCTCATTGCATTATTATTTTGTTTTTCTAACCCTCCAATCCGAGCAGAATACCCGAATTTTCCATTATATTGTTGATTTACAATAAATGCCCCAATTGAAGTTAAATGAGTATTTGGTTTGTTACTAAATTTAGTTGCGTAGAAACGACCCGATTTAAACGACGTAAACACAAATGTTGTTTTTTTGATTTTTTTAGTCTTAACATTGATTAAATATAATCTTGGTAAAAATATTGGTTTATTAAGATCAATATACAAGATATGTCCAGAATGGTTATTAAAAGATTCTTGTTTAGTGATGGCGTTATTTATAATTGTATCATTTGATTTGTAATGAATAATTATAAACCCAGTGTAGATCATACATATAAAAATAACAGTGATGTAGAAAATTTTAAATAATAATTTCATCTTACTTTTTTTAGTTTACACGATACAAACTTAATAAAAAAAACAATACCATCCAAATTTTTTATTATTTTTTATTTCTTAATATTTATGAGATATGAGCACTTATGGTATAAATTATCCATTTAGAGACAGTTCCGTTGGGGACTATGTTTCGATGTCAACAACCCCGGAAAAGGAAGTTAGAGCCAATTTAATTCATTTATTGTTGACTCGTAAGGGTAGTCGATACTTTTTACCAGATTTCGGTACACGATTATATGAATTTATTTTTGACCAGAACGACTCTGTGTCATATCAACAGATTGAAGATGAAATACGTGAGAGTGTGAGGGAATACATACCAAATTTAGATATTAATTCAATAAAAATCACTAACGCTGAAAAAGATAAAGAAAACCCACCAGCACCTCAAGAAGAACAAGATGGGAGATTATTTAGAACTTCCGATTCATCATCAAAACCTTATACAGCAACTGTACGAATAGATTATACAGTTAATAATGGTGCGTTTTCAACATCAGATTTTGTAATAATAAACATATAATATGTCAAAACAAATATCATACGGAGTAAGAGACTTTGCCGGTTTAAGGGATGAATTGGTTAAATTAACAAAGGAATATTATCCCGATTTAGTAACAAATTTTAATGACGCATCGATTTATTCCGTTTTATTGGATTTAAACGCCGCGGTTGCGGATAACTTACATTTTCATGTCGATAGAGTGTGGCAAGAAACTATGTTAGATTTTGCACAGGAAAGAAGATCTCTATATCATATTGCAAAGACATATGGTATTAGATTACCCGGAGCTAGACCGTCAGTTACTTTATGTGATTTCAGTATAAATGTAGATGTTTATGATGATAAAGAAGACGAAAGATATGAAGGTATATTAAGAGCAGGAGCTCAAGTGTCAGGTGGGGGTCAAGTTTTTGAGACTCTTGAGGATATTGATTTTTCAGTACCATTCGACAGTAATGGTACACCAAATAGGACAAAAGTACCAAATTTTAATGCAAATAATAAGGCTATTTCATATACAATAACAAAAAGGGCACCCGTTGTTAACGGGATTACCCGTATATATAGAAAAGTAATTTCAGATACAGACCAAAAACCATTTTTACAACTATATCTTCCTGAAAGAAATGTATTAGGAATAACATCGGTAATTCATAAAGATGGTACAGGTTATAATGCCAATCCAACTTCAGAAGAGTTCATGTCACCAGCAAATAAATGGTATGAGGTTAAATCGTTAATTGAAGATAAGGTTTTTATTGAAGATCCAACAGCCGCATCTGATACCGATAATTTTAAATCAGGAAATTATACCAAAGTAAGTAGTAAGTTTTATACTGAATATTCTCCAGAGGGGTATTTTTCACTAACTTTCGGTTCTGGAAATGTTGACCCAATGGATAATTTAGATAATTATACGTCGGCCACAATGAAAGTAAACCTAGCCACATTCTTAAATAATACATCTTTGGGTGAAATACCTAAGCCTGGATCCACAATGTTCGTTAAATATCGTATTGGTGGGGGTAAAGCGACGAATACAGGGGTTAATGTCATCACGACTATGGATTCATATGATTTTGTGGTAAACGGCCCCAATTCAGCTAAAAACAACCAAACGAGTCAATCGTTGAGAGTATCAAATATAACACCAGCGATTGGTGGATCAGATGCACCGACAATTGATGAGATGAGAAACATGATAGCGTATAATTTCTCAGCACAAAATAGAGCTGTGACATTAAATGATTATAAATCTTTAGTTGAAAATATGCCATCGACATACGGAGCACCAGCAAAGGTGAACGTTATGGAAGAAGATAATAAGGTTCGCATCAAATTATTATCATACGATGAGGCGGGAAATCTAATTGATACTGTGTCCAACACATTAAAAAATAATGTTATAAATTACCTAGCAAATTATAGAATGTTAAATGATTATTTAGACATTCAGAGTGGTGAGGTTATCGACATGGGTATTGAGGTTGATTTAGCTGTAAATAAAAATGAAAATGCAACTGACATTGTAACGAATGTAATAACTCAAATTACAGAGTTTTTTGATATAACTAAAAGAAAAATGGGTGATCCATTATTGGTTGGTAATTTATCTAAAGCCATTGGTAATGTTGGCGGGGTAGAAAATGTAATTGAAATCCGAGTGTTTAATAAAATCGGTGGGAATTATTCATCAGCTGAAGTTGCTCAATCATATGAAGATCCAGTAACTAAAGAAATTTTACAGTCGGAAAATACCATTTATATGAGATCAAATCAGATTTTCCAAATTAGATTCCCTAATACCGATATAAAAATTAGAACGAAAAATCTAACTACCCCTACATATTAATTTGTTTTTTATGTATCTTATAGAAAACTGGGAAGTTTCTATTTATATAACATATGATACAAAAGCACAGAATTAACACAAATATTGGAAGAGATCAACGTGTAAATGTCGAAATTAATCAGAATTTCGATGTCATGGAAATTCTCTCATTAAAATTTTCACAAAAAGACATTTTTGCGTCAGGTAAATGCTCCGAATATGGGGTTGTTGTTGGTCGTGTTTCTGCCAATAATGGATATGGTGTACCTAATGCAAAGGTTTCAATATTCATTCCACAAAATGAGTTGGACGCAACCGATCCAGTAATTTCAAAATTATACCCTTATCAAGAGATAAACGATTCTAATGCTGATGGTTATAGATATAATTTATTACCAGAAAGACAACAACATTCAGGACACGCTGCGACAGGGACGTTCCCCGACCAACAAGATATTTTAACCAGAGAAGAAGTCCTGGAAGTTTTTGAAAGTTATTACAAATATACTGTAAAAACTAACTCGTCTGGGGACTTTATGATTTGGGGGGTGCCAGTTGGTGCTCAGACCGTACATGTTGACATGGATTTATCAGATATGGGTTGTTTTTCCCTTAGACCGTTTGATTTCATTAAACAGGGATACGGTATCGAAGAATTCAAAAGACAGTATAGCTTCAAATCAAGTTCAGATATTGATGGGTTACCACAAATTGTAACGTTTGATAGAACTATCGACGTTTATCCATTATGGGGAGCTGAAGATTTATGTGAAATTGGAATAACAAGAACCGATTTCGACTTATCCGATAAAGGAATTAAGATCGAACCAATAACATTAATTTTGCTGTCGTCAATTACTGATGATAGTAGTGATGCTGTCAAAAGAACAGGAAGAATAAAACCAAAAAGTGGATTTAAATGTAATTTACAAACAACAGCTGGTGAAATTGAATGCGTTCGACAAACTGGTAAGACGATTTTAGGTTCGGACGGAGTTACCAAATATCCTGAATTAGAGTTTTTCAATATACCAGAAGTAATTGATGATGACGGAATCGCTATGGCTGCCGTCCCAATGAACAATGATTATGTTTATACAAATGTTTTTGGTGAAGAAGAAATAACAAATGACCCAAATAAAGGTGTTCCAACAACAACCATCGCTAGATTTAGATTTAGTTTAGATTATGCAAAGTCGAAAAAATCAACAGCAAAATATCTTGTTCCAAATATAAGGGAATTTAGTCCATTTGATACTGGCGTACACCAAAGATATGAGTATTATGAAGGTATGGTTTCATCGTATGTTTTTTCTGACGTTTTTGAGGATTATTTAACCCCACCAACACCTGAAGGTGTTACATTACATACTGATGGTTATCTTGAGGCAGAAAAACTACATAAAAAGGGGTTAATGTTAGGGACTATTAGGGGTGATGGGGTACCTGAAGATTATTTTTATAAATTTATATATGGTAAAGTTTATACCGTTTCATCGTTTCAAGGAACACATTATGAAACAAAAAGACGTGATGCATTTCTAGGGATGAAACAGATTAGACCTACGGTCTCCGAAGATTGCGCATCAAAAACAAATTATATCCCAACGAATTTTGCTTTTAGAAATAGAACGAATTTTGGGTTATTATTAGCTCAAGTTTCATTATTTATGGAGTTTGTTATCTCTATGATTATCGTGAAATTTGCAGAAATGCTCGCTGGGTTTTTAAGAGATGTGGGGGATGTTCTGTCCTCTATTGGTCTCCTTGCGTCCACAGGTCGATCATTTAAGGATGCGGCATATAAAGTTCAAGATAGATATACGAAAATATTTGCTTTAACGATTTATCCTGATTGTGAAGAATGTACAACTGACGACGAAGGGTTTTCGACTGATTCATCATATGATGAGAACTATTGCCGTGTTGCCGAATTACAAATGGATCTCACATTTGATGACGCTGGTGACGGTACAGTTACTTGTTCAATTTCAAATTCAAGTTTATATAACGTATTAGAAACTGACCCAAGTTTTTTAGATAATGATGATGACCCTTATAATGGCCTTTTTGTTGGTGAATTCGCTAAAGAGTACGGGGGTTTGTGTTCAGCCTCAACCGCACCATCTTATGCTGATTTATCAACCATAGCGGGAGCTGCTGGTGTAGGGTACTACGCTAGAATGTATTCTTTTCGAACAGATTATAATAGTCCTTCTCTCATAGCTGCAGGTCCACAAAATTTTGCATCATCTATAATTGATATTAATACAAACTATCCAACATCATCACTTCCAGAGGATGTTAACATTGTTGATGGGACTGGTACCAAACAATTTACTAGAACATATGATGAATGGAAGAAATTGACGGGTATGGAGGTGACCGCAGAGACACAGACTTGGTTAGATGGTCATACCACGCTTAAGGCGATTTTACGACTTCATAATAGGGAGGATGTAAGAACCATCGCAGGTGAAGCTGGAGCTATCGATATTGAGACAGGATGTGAAAAGTACGATAAATTATATGACGAGTCGACAACCCTTGGTTATGTATATTCAACAGGGACGACATATGGAACTTCAGCCTTACCTTTAGTCCCTAAAGATAATTATCTTGATGCCCCTGGATTCAAGGAATTTTTATTACCTAACCCACCAGTGTCACCTTACACCAATTTATTATCTACAATAATAGGTGATGCCAGTACTTGGAGGTTACCAGTTTTTATTCATTGGGCTTATATAGGCGATAAAACATATGATAGGAAAACCAAATCGGGACTAACCGAATTTAGAGATGGGGTACTTACCCTTATTCCAGTAATGAAAGGAACAAGTTATTCGATAAAAGTACTAAGAGAATGGTACAGAAGAAAACGAATTGGTTTGTCTTTTTGTGGTGGTGTGGTTAATTATTCATTTATTGATAACTGGTTACATGGGTTATTATATTTCTTTAAATTTGATAAACGTGTAAGATGGGACAACGAGCAGGAATATGACCTAAGTGTAAGAGGTACAAGATATCCGAGACAATTGGTGTTTTATAATGTGTTAGATAAAGAATTTTATTATAGAAGTAGTCCATATTTTAATGAAGAATTTATTGGCCAAGAACATAGAGACTTTTTTGGGGACAAGGCTTCGAATCAACGAGAAATATTACACCCAACAACATTTTATGATGTGGGAGTTAGGGATGAATTTTTGTATGTAATATGTACCGATCCGAGGGTCGACCCAAACTGTTCTGTTGTTAGGGACATAACGAGTACATCATACCAAGACCCAGCGTTAGTTGTTGAATATGCCATAAATTACCGATTAGACGTTAATGACGGTGAATTTGATATTAAAGATTTTTTTAGTGGTGAGAATGCCGGGTCAGCTATCAAGGTATTTGATGGTGATATTACACAATTAATGTCAATTAATTGTGAGGCTGGAATTGAGGAATTTGACACAGATTCCCCACATTATTTTATGTATAATGGAGAAATGATGGATCCTGAAGATCCAGATTTTGCGTCATATTTTAAACCAACCGGAAAATTCGGACCCATACCAATTGATTTTAAATTTGATTATAATGGAACATTTATAAGAAGTTGTTTAAATTATCGTCTTGGGGACTATTCTCAAGTGGTGCCATTTTATTTATGGGATAAAAGTGGTGAGGGGTTTGGGGCTTATAACGACCCCCCTAGTAGTCCTGATTCTGATGACCAAAAATGGGATAAAACAAAAATTGCTCATATGAAAATTCAAAGATTGTTTTCTGTAAGTGGGACAACTGAATATGATTTAGGAACGTCAACGTCATCAACACCAGATGGGCATACAAATTATTTAATGGAGAATGGTGAAGAAGAGTATTTACTGAGACCAATGACAATTGACCATGATACCTTCTGGTTTGAAGGTTCTTATGAAGATTCGTTAGAACGGTTTGAATCAATTAGTTATTCAACCCCAACTTTTACGGGTCCTGGTGAGGCTCAATCCGAAATGGGGTATAATGAAGGTGAATTATGGTTACAAGTTCTTACTGGAACGACGGCAGACCCACAAAGAGGTTATTTATGGACAGTCGTGGATAGCACGTGGGTGATCCAAACGGGGAAAACTATTAATCTTACAGGTGATTATATTGATGGGGTTTGGGAAACTTTTATTCCTCAAACAAAGTTAAATTATGCTGACAATAAACAAATTCTTTCGACACCATTCTTATTTTATTTTGGGTTAACACCAGGGAAAACGTCGTTAGATTTATTAATAAAATATTTTGGTCCTAAAGGGGCGTTTGGTACATCTGATTTACCAATATGTCCAACATTTGGGCCGACACCACCTTAGAAATGGAAAAGAAAAAAATTATATTACCCAATTTAAGATATGAAAATTCGCCAGATGTTGACACATCGTTACGCGTTGGACTTGAAGAAGATAAATCGCTTCTAAGAACCGATGATAGGGATGTTGTTCTTGATTTATCCAAACAATTTGCAACTGAGAGAGCTAATTGTAAAAGGTATAAGTTTTATGGGAAAATGAAAATGATTTTTAGAAATTTATATCTTGGATCATCAGATTATTTTTATTTGGAAGAAAGATTATATTTGTTAACGGATGGATCTGACAATTGCTTTGCTGGTTATTTACCATACGATGAGTTTGCGTTTTTAAGAAATAAAGTGGATCGTGAGGTCGTACCTGATGTGTCGGTGGATACAATGGATGAATTTAATGGTTTTAATGTCGTGAAATCTGGATTTACTTATCAACATGTGGAAATTAACACAGATAATGCATATCAGTTTAATTGGAATCTTTACTTATCATACGTGTATTCTGGTACCACTGAATATCCAATGAAATATACCTTAACAGGGGACACCATATCTCCATTATCATTTACAAGTGGACAAGGGATACCATTTAGAGTTGCTTACACAGATAACCTATATTTTCTGACGAGCCCCGTTAAACACGGGATTACCCAGGGAGAATATATTTTTATAGACGAAATTCCAATTCCGTTTTATGTGAATTCTGTTGGAAACACCGTTTATCAATCTGAAGAATATGTGTTAACAATTGCAAGAAGTCAAGTCGGGGGTTATCGGTTTAATGGATTGGTAACTGGTAAAAGATGTACGGATATTAATGACACAGAAAATTCTACATCACAATATTATGTGCATCTTCACAAAACTTTAGATGAAATTAACGATCATATCATAGATAAGGTGGGGTTTGAATCACCAATTTGGGAAGATGAGAAAAAATTGGTATTTGAAAATGCGGGTGGGGATAATGATGTTCTGGTTGAAAGGAATAGAATGGAATCTATTTTATTTGATCATTTCACACCATTTACATTAACTGGTATAACTAATAATTTAGGTTATACCCCAACTGACATATATACGTCAGTCATTTTTAGAAATGGGAACGGGTATTTTGAATACCCACCAAAAATTGGTTATTCATTTCATTTTCATGACACTTGGATAGATGAACACTTTAATGGTACTTCATCTGAAGAAACGTCAATCCCAACTACTGGATTTACTAGAACCGACCCTAATAGTTCAATAGACTTTACGGCTGGAAGACCATTATCTGGAGGTACCATATTACATGGGGCGTTTGTAGAATATGACCCTAAAGAAATGAAAGAGAGAATTATTTCTGAGGCATTTCATAAATTTGTAAGTAACCCAGAAGTTTTTCAACACGATCAGGCAGATCCTGCAATACTTTCGGGGGCAAGCGCCACTAATATGTTTGGTATGTATTATCAACCACATTATAGATTTAAAGCGAGAGAGTTGTCGCCATACACAGAGACATCAAACACAAATAAAATTGACAATTTACCAGAAAACGCTAGATATTTCGAAAATGAGAAGTTATGGAGATGGAGAGATTTATACGATTTTGGGTATGTTGACCCAGATGGTTATGGTACAGATTATCCGTACATGAATGATATTCATTTTGTTCATAAAGACATTAATTTCTATTTAAGAAATGAACTTTATTATCAAAATAAGAGAGATGGTATTACTGAGTTTGATAATACTGCTTCGGCGGATAATTGTCCAGTGGTAGACCCAAATCTTGGGACGAATATTGATATAAACCCAACACCAAGTGTCACCCCATCAATTACTGCAACACCATCGCCGACACCAAGCATTACAGTGACACCAAGCATTACAGTGACACCAAGTATAACGGTTTCACCAACAATAACGCCGACACCTAGTATAACGGTTTCAATAACACCTAGTGTGACACCAACGCCAAGTCCGACGGAATGTCCAGTATAAATAGAATATGTAAACTATGATAAAAATATTACGAAGCGATACAGATAAGACGATAGTTTTAAATAGTGAAACCAATTTCGGAACGGATTTAGGGTGGGAGGAGTCTTTTCAAGAATTTGAACATGAGACTTTAAAAGAAATTATCAACCCAGCTGAAAATTTTGAAACAGTTAGATATATTCATAGCGGATATACAGGGCAACTAGGGGTGTATCAACATGACATATGGAATGAATTTTATTTTGTTAATTTTTCCGGGGGAACTGACGGGGGTTTGAATTATGAACTTATTGGGTTAACCCCAGAAGAAAATTTTAAATTATTAAGATCGGATAACACAAGTTTTTTCAGGTTAGAATTTTATAAAGTGCCGGACGATGAGAATCCAAATAGTGGTAATAGAAAATTAGTGTTTACAAAGAATCTTCCAATTACAATGGGGGAAAGGGTTTATTATACCCCAATTCTTAAAAATGTTTATGTACCTGTGTTTGTTGGGTCAAATTTTAGGAATAAAGAGAATATGTTTCTATATTGGTTCGAAGATAATTCGACTTTAGAGGGGACAACACTTTCTGGAAACACTTTCTACCTGTCAGCAAAGTTTTATAACACCCTTGATGGAACGAGTATGTCTTTTATGAATAAATCAAAAAACATTTCTGAGGAGATAGATGAAACACAGGATATGTATCGTAGAGTTGATATTGAAAGAGAAAGTTATTCATATGTGGTTTATACAGGAATAACTACGGATCATCGTGGGGGTGAAAGTAGTATATCAACCCCACTTAAATGGTACGGGACTAGTGAATCGAATAGTACTCTTAACCCATACATAGAACCAACACCTAGCATAACACCTAGCGTATCTATAACACCTAGCATAACACCTAGCGTATCTATAACACCTAGCATAACTATAACGCCAACACCTTCGATAAGTCCACCAGTTATCAATGAGGATATAGAAATAACCTACCCTATAGCTTACACGGAAGATGCTGTATATGGTGTAGATCTTTCAGATTGGTGGCTTGGATATGAAACCACGGACAGTGGAACACCATTATGGTTACAATTAAAAGATTTACCGCAAACACCAATACCACCAGAGTCGCCAACCCAAACGGGCAGATTATGCGCTGTAGCAAATACTGTGGGTTGGGCACATGTATGGGAAGAACCCTTTCCTAGTTATGATCAAATGCCAGAAGAAATTGTGAGTTATGTTGAAACCGGAACGGAGTGTACACTACCAGTAACACCAACACCAACACCAACAGTTACACCACCTGGACCATATGGAAATGGTACTTGTGTAGCAATAACATATACTGCGGGCACCGATGGTGGTGGTGGAGTTATTGTCGAAAATTGGTGGGTTAAATATGATACTAGCACAAAAACGGGTGAAGTAGATAATTGGGAATTTTATTTACCACAACAGGTCCACCAAGCGTAGCTAACTTATGTGCTGAT